CCTCATATTCTTTGAGTTTACGCCTAGCGATTGGAGTAAGAGTTGTTTTATTCCGAGTAATGATAATACCGGAAATGCCAAGAGATAGACACGAAACCAACAAAAATGATGATACAAGTAAGTCAAACTCCATATATTTACTCATACTTGCTTATAGATATACCCTTCCTTTCCCCTTGGAACCCCTATCCTACCCCGTTTTAGCTATCTTTTTAACCCAAGTGTGTCTATCCTTGTGTAAGGGAATGGCAATCTGTGGCGAATTGTCACCCTTGGGATTGTGGCACACGAACGACGAATTAAAAATGAGTTGTTCGTGCAAAATTGTTAACAAAAGACTTATACACTTACACACATTATATTAAACAATGACAGCAAGAACACGTGCCAAAAAAATGGATAGAGATGCTCGAGATGCTTTAATTCGTCATTATTTGGTCCTAGCCTATGCGTTAACACAAGGATTAAAATGACAACTAGTGACGAAGCAATCAAAAGAGTTTACACTTTGATAAAAAAGTGTCAAGAACTAAAAGAAAACGGTCATGACGAAATAACGGTCCGTAAACTTTTGAAAAAATACCATAATCAATGGTATGTAACATCTCGAGTAACTCAAAACGACGACATTCAAAAAGTATTGGATAGGGAATTTCCATAATGGACCTAGAATTCGAAGAATCAATCGACATAGGATTTCGTTTACAGTTTTTCTGTAAAAAATGCAAACTTATCCTTAGTCCTAACAAATTGGTTCGAGGTTGCCCAAAATGCCAAGAAAAAACCGATTTACTACTTGTCTAGTAAATCGTGTCCTTCTTTTTTATCTTCTAACAAATAAAAGAGAAATTTTTTCTCAACTCTATGAATACATCGCATATTATGAATCGTTAATCCTAATATCGCTATACATAGAGCGTAAATTCCTTCAATCATTTGTTAGAGTTAGGATTATAGATTTTTAACACAACTACTCCACAAACTGACACCATAGCTATTCCTAAAAAGGCTAAAGTTGCTAAGAAACTTTCCATTTAATCACCCTCCTCTTCGATTTCTTCTCTCAAAAAGAATACTAAGCGACAAGTTTTCAAATCATCTAAAGAATGTTCATCTAAATTGCCTTTACAAATAATACAGCGATAATTAGGCATTTGTTTCAACTCCTAACATAGATACGGCATAAGCTCCACTTGATTCTGTGGTCACGTTGATGTATTCACCAGCTTCGAACGTAATATAACAAGGAATATTAATTGGTTGTGGGGAATTATCCGAATAACCACCAATAAGCATTTTTCTATTACCTGAGCCTGAGCCTGAAGCTCCACCTTCAATAATTAATTTTGCAGAACTTGAATTCTGATATGGTTGAGCGTTAACTTGCAGTAATATGAAAATTTTTCCGACGGGCACTACATAATCTGTTATAGCTCCTCCTACTGTTGTAATTCCCATTTGGCGAATATTAGCACCAGTTGTAATTCCACCAGTTGAAACTACGGGTAAATGTATCATTTGAGTATCTGCATCCTTTACCCATTTAATTTGCCCATAACCAATCACTACCGGTTCGGTCATAACATAACCTCCATTATTACCTCAGTTCCTCCGTTAAATTGAACTGTTGAACCCGTAGTGGTTGAATTTCTTAATTGTAGAGGTCCACCTTCACCAGATTGTGAGTTATGTTTGTGGGCTGTAATGCCTCCGGTGCCTCCTCCTCCTCCTCCAAAACTCAAGTTAAACTCTCTCTTTGGGTTGCGATATTAGGACCGATTTCATAAGACCTTCCTGCTACTTGTGCTGTAATTTGCACTGGTTGTGTAGATGGTCCACCAGTTGAATCAATCTCAACTCTTGATATAATCATATTATCAAAAGTTCTAAATGATGAAGCACCTAAGTTTAATGGAGTTAGAAATTGACCATTTACATTATAGGTTACTGCTTGAGCGCCATCTGTATTATCAATAATTAGAGAGGTTGCCGGTCCTCCAAAACGATTTGCAAAGTCTACAACTTGTCGAGTATTTGCATCTAAAGTAATACCAACGGGAGTTGTAATAATCCTGGTGCTGTTTGGTTCGGTTCGGAATTCCCTTCCGTTTAAGACTACCATTTGGTTAAGTCACCTAGAAGAAGTTTCTATATCTAATTTGAAATGAATATGTATATGGTAATGCTGTTACTGTTGCATCTGCTTGAGAACGGTAGGAGATTTGTTTACCTCCTTGTGCGCTAATTGGGATTGGTCCTATTGGTTGACGTCCTGCTGTTGTTGGGCTAGATGAGACAGAGAAAAATGCCGGACCGGCTTCTAATTGGTTAATGAATAATTGAGTTCTGATTAAATCTCCTCCTGCTGTGGTATCTGGGGAATTTACAAAGTCCTCAATTACGTTATCGTTTGATAATTGTAAAGTAGTTTCACCAGTAATAGCATCTGTTGCGTTAACTGGAACGCCTACAGTAGCAAGAGCAGAATTATAACGTCTGACAAGTGGAACTGCCATGTCTAAAGCGTGCCTCCTTGTGTCAAGCCTGCGCCTGATTGAACTCTTTGATTGCCTGCCATCATTGGAGTTAGCAACATTGGGATTGCAGAACCAAAGAGAGTTTCAACTCCTCCAACAAGATAAGAGGCTATACCTGTTACGGCTTTTGTCATGTTTGGACTAAGACTTGGAACAACTGCTGTAGCGACTAAGGGAACGGCAACGGCTACTCCCATTCCACCAAGAATTTTGGCTAGAGTTTTAGATTTAAACATAGATTTTAAAGCCATACTACCACTTCCACATACTATCCTTATTAGTTTTTCGTCTGGTTGATTTACGCTTCTTTTTAGGTTCATAAGCAGGTTTACGTTTTAAGGTTAAATCGCCTTTTCGTGTGGTCCTTCTTGTGCGTGTTGTGGTTTTACGCTTAGGTTTCTTTCTATTCTTAGCTCTTTGAGCTTTGGCTATAGCCATTTTTTCAGCTCTACTGCCTTTTTTCTTCCCTTGAAAACCTTTAGGCACGTGAACTTGCGCCTCCGTCGAAATAAGTAGGATATTTGGCTCTTGATTCCTCTATTGCTCGTTTAATTGCGATTTGGTCCGTAGGATTGTAATTATCTTCTATGAATGAATATGTAGCGTTTGTATTTAGAACGTAACTTGGGCTTAATGTCTCTACAAAGTTTTTAGTATTTGGTGAGGCTGTTAATGGCGTTCCACTACTGGATAAACCTGTTCCACTATCAAAGCCTGACTGTGTGACTGAGCCTGAGCCTTCACCTTCAAAGCCTGAATAACCTATCAAATCTTTAACTGTAAATAATGGATTTAGCAATTTTGCTGTTCCTTCCCCAAATCCAGTAAATAATTCTCTTAATCCTCCTCCTATTGAACCGAGTGATTGACCTAAGCCCACGCCTGAAGCCGTTAAGGCTTGCGCTGTTTGTGTGGCTTGAGCAGGTCTTGTTAATGCATTACCTAAGAATAAAATACCTATGCCTAGTATGGCTAGTGGTCCTATTTTGGATAAAATACCCATGAAATTAGTTAGCCTAATACTTTATTAAGTTATTCTATAATGGATTAAAAAAGTTATTAAAAGTGGACCACTTTTCTTAATAACTTTTTTTTAATAATTTTTTAATTAGGTTCGAAGCCTTTACCATAACATCTGTCACACTCCTCCAGATAAAAATATTCTATTCCTCTCGCGCCTATGTCATTTCGGTATATTTTGCCATGACCATCACACAAACGGCACTTTGAAGGTCTTTTGATAACATTAGAGAGATTGAGGATATTGGACTGGCTCTTCCTTTGGTCCGGAGTTTGATTTACTAATAATATCTGTGAGTTTTTCTGTAACTTCTGGTTTAAGTTCTCCATTTTCATTAATAATTAAAGGTTCAACTAAATGTTTATACTTTTTTGCTAATTTCTTGTAATTTGTAGGTAATCCGTCTATAACTGTGTCTAAAACGTTTCTTCCTCCAGCTTTTAGGTCCGTTTCTGTTAATGTTGGTCCTTGTTTCTGTCTTGCAATAACTCCCTTAAGCCTTCTGACTTCTGTATAGTTTGATTTGAGTTCTGCCTCATATTCTTTGAGTTTACGCCTAGCGATTGGAGTAAGAGTTGTTTTATTCCGAGTAATGATAATACCGGAAATGCCAAGAGATAGACACGAAACCAACAAAAATGATGATACAAGTAAGTCAAACTCCATATATTTACTCA